TTGAATTGAAAGCTAAAAGAAACCGATTGACGGGGGAGAAGAAACAATGACCCTACAAAATTTTATCTACTTACTACTCGCACTGGTCTGGCTCTCTGGTCTGATCTGGGCCAGTGTGATAGCTTTTAAAAACAGAAAGGGGAAATGATGAGTTTGGATAATGTACATATACCAATGCGAGCGAATAGAATTCTATCTATTTCCCAAATAAATGGGAAGCTAGAGATAGCTATACTTGGGGAAGAGTTTTTTGAAACAGATTCATACTTTGAAGATCTGCACGATGCAGTGCTGCCATTTGACAATATAAGAGATTTAAAGCGTATTATTGATCATATCATCGATGTGGAGGACAATAAATGAGGGTATATGTTGTTAGGAAATACCATGGACGCTCAAGTTGGAGCGATCCTAAACATTCAGCAAAATATATTGAGAAAGAATTTGAAAACAGACATGATGCACTTGCTTACCGTGAGAGTTTAGGTTTACAAGGAATTGTTGAAGTCTACGTCAAAGAGGCAAATGAATGAATTTAAGAAGTAGATATGGATATTTAATCCTAGCATTGAAGCAGTATCCATTCGAGAAAGAAATCAAGGAACGGATTGAAGAAATTGAAGTACCTTGGAAACCAACCGATCCAAATACAGGGATCAAGAGTAATAAGGTAATGACACCGAAAGCGCTGGCCGACATCATCAAAAAAGAATCGGATCCAGAACTGCATCGTCTCGAACTACTTCGAGAAGCAATCAGCACTATCAAAATTTTGACACCCGAAAAACAATGGGCTGCAATCAAAGAAGTATACATTGATGGAACTCTAACTGTGGAAGGAGCATCAATCAAATACTTGCATTGTAGTAAGTCTCTTGCTTACAAGGAAGTGATCGAGCCATTCTTTAGTGGGCTTGAAAAGAAAATCTATGAACTGTCTGTGAACACTAAGATTAATATTAATTTGGAAAAAAGTTAAAAATACAGTCTAAAGTGTGGAAAAAATTTAAAAATAAGGTGGTAAAATTATATCATCGGGTAAAACCGAACCGATGGATCCTTATGAAACAGGTTAGGAGTTAGCTCAGTTGGTAGAGCGGTCGGGTTATGACCGGAGTGTCACAGGTTCGAATCCTGTACTCCTAATATCAGCCAAGTCAGCATAAGCTGGCTTTTTATTTTACCTTGGAAGGAGGTGGCACTGTGAACATTGTGGATCCTATTCGTGACAAAGATGATATCCAGGCAATGAAGGAATATCTTCGAGAATGGAATGAGCGAAACTATTTACTCTTTTTATTTGGTATCAATTCCGGATTGCGTGTAGGAGATATCTTGAGGATACGAGTAAAAGATGTTCAAGGTTGGTATATCAAAATCAAAGAGCAGAAGACCGGAAAAAGGAAACAGCTCAAGATGACAAAGACTCTGAAAAAGGAAGTCAGAGAATACATCAAAGATATGCCACTACATCATTATCTGTTTCAAAGTCGCATCGGGAAAAACAAACCGCTTGATAGGCGGACAGTCGATTGGATATTGAAGACCGCAGCTATCGAGTGTGGGATCGAGAACATCGGTACCCATTCGATGAGAAAAACATTTGGCTATCATTACTATAAGAAGACTAAAGACGTGGCAATGCTCATGGATCTATTTAATCATTCATCTCCTGCGATCACACTGAGATATATCGGGATTAGACAAGATCAACGAGATAAAGCCATGTCTAATTTTGATTTATAGTTATCAATTAGACACAACGAGTAAAACGCTAATTAGTTTTATTAGTTGCCTGCTATTCATTTATTTTACTGGCTTTTTAAAGCTGGTGCGAATCAGACAGAATATAAGATATGTCTAATTCAAGAGAGAAAAACAACATAGTTTTCAGAAATAATATAATGAATTTCAGAAATAGATAATTGAAAGTATGAAATGTTACAGAGGATTTAAGAATTGAAAGTAGATGTTTCGACAAGAGAAAGTCGCAGAGAGTTTTATCTTTCAAGATCATGGAGACAATTGAGACTCGAAGCAATGAGTCGAGATCATTTTGAATGTGTCTGGTGTCGAGATCAGGGAAAGGTAACGACAGATAACCTCGAAGTCGATCACATCAAAGAGCTGGAATATTATCCAGAGTTTGCTTTAGATATAGACAACCTTCGTACTTTGTGCAAGGAGTGTCACAATAAGCGACATCATCGCTTTCAATTTCGCAAATCATCCAAGTTGCAAAATAAAAATTTTCGTTCTGACGAATGGTGGGGATGAAAATTTAAAATTTTGAAAAACTCAAAGACCCCCCGGTCGAAAAAAATCGAAAAAAATCGGTCTCTGGGAACCGGTGGGAGGGGTCGATTGTCCAAATGCAAAGCACTATTTTTTAAGGGGGAGGGGGCTCATGGAAGAATACTCAGAAAAAAATATAAAAGAATTGGAAAACCAGTTACTTTCCAAAATCGGTAATTTCAGCACACGAAAGAAAGATGCAATTCAGTACGAGAAAGTTCATCGCTATCTCTATCTGGTCCGTCTACTATATGAGCTGAAAGAACGTCTCAAACAAGATGGATTAGTCATCACCGTCCACAACGGCCAACAAAGATTTCAGAAAGCGAACTCGTTGATCAAAGAAATCAATACAACCAGCAATCAGCTACTAGCGATTGAGCGATCATTTGACTTTGAGGTTGAAAATTCACCAGTGGAGAAGAAGCCACCATCAGACGGAAGTGATCTATTGTGATTTCTCATCCTCTGATTGATGAATACATCGAACTTGCAGAATCAGGAAAAATCAAAGTCAACAAAGAACGCTCACTGCTATTCAAAATCATCAAAGAAAAGATATATCCAAGGGATGATCTTTATTTTCACAATGAATTGATCGAAAAATATATTCAGTTCACTGAAAAAAATTTCTTTCCACTTGCTAAATATCAAAAATTCTTGACACCATTCATCTTTCTCTTTAGGAAAGAAGATGGCGAACCTCAATTCGATGAGTTCCTTCTTACTTTGGCCCGTGGGGGTGGTAAGAATGGTTTTATGTCTAGTCGAGATGCATTTTTTATCAGCCCACTATATCCAATTCGAGATTATGATGTGACTATCACAGCTAATTCGGAAAAACAAGGGAAGGTATCATTTGAGGAAGTTTATGAAACTGTCCAGAGAAGAGGACTGGAAGATCATTACTATTTGACAAAGATGTCTATTACAGGCCGAGGGAATAACTCGGTCTTTTCTTATCGGACGAACAATCCGAAGACAATGGACTCGGCTCGTGATGGTTGTCTTGAATTCGATGAAATTCACCAGTTCGAAAATGACTCTGCTGTTAAAATCCAGCGGTCAGGGCTTGGTAAGATTGCCCATGCTCGTACCTTCTACAATGGTACCAATGGGCATGTCCGTGAAGGGTTCTACGACAAGATGATTGAGAAATCAATGAAAATCTTGAATGGAGAGCTTGATGAATTCCGCTTATTTCCGTTCATCTGCAAGTTAGATGATCCGGAAGAAGTGGATGATATGAGCAACTGGCCAAAAGCTAATCCTATGCTGGATGAAACAACACCTTATGCCAAACGTCTATTAGCTAGAACGAAAGCTGACTATGATGATTTGGAATTGGAACCATCAGGCAGACAGGAATTTATGACCAAGCGGATGAATCTGCCAGAAGCCGACATCGAAAAAGATGTTACCACTCGTGAAAAGTTAATGGCTGCATTGCGAAGCCCTGGCATAGATCTCTCAGGAAGATCTTGTGTTGCTGGTTTTGACTACGCAAGCATCAGAGACTTTGCCAGTGTTGGACTGCTATTTAAAAACGGTGATGAGTTTATCTGGAAGCAACACAGTTTTGCAAGAAAGCAATTCTTGGATATGTTTAAGATCAAGGCTCCAATCCGTGAATGGCAGGAGCAAGGGCTCTTTACTATCGTAGACGGTCCAAGTATAGATCCAAGATTACTAGTTGACAAATTGATTCAGTGGCGCAAGCTCTACAATATCGAAATTGTCTGCGCAGATGGATTTAGGATGGACCTGCTGAAACCATTGCTGGAAGAAGCTGATTTTGAGTATGAATTTTTGCGAAATCCAGGAGCGATACAGTCGAAGGTAGCTCCAATTATTGAAGATGGATTTGCGAACGAAAGATTCATTTTTGAAAACGACAAATCAATGCTCTGGTATACCGATAATACCTTTGTCAAAGAAGACAAAGACGGGAACAAGAGATTTTTGAAAAAGGAACCGTTGAGACGAAAGACTGACGGCTTCCATGCCTTTATTGCTGCTCTCTACAAGAGAGAAACTATTCAAGAGAGTACTGTTGGAGACTTTCTTGACGTGATCGAAGATTGGGAATTTTAGAAAGGACAACAAAATGAACAAACGAATGAAGAAAAAACAACAACTTGAACAAAAGATTCAAGGACTTGAATGTGAGCTTGCAGTAGTAAGCAAAGAAAACATGGAATTATTGAACAAGATTGGTTCAATCACTGCTGAATTGAATACTCTGAGCCAGTCCGTGAAGCGACATGAAGATATTTGCGGTCAAAATGTCTTACAAACAAATAAAGAATTTGAATCAATCAAGAAGGAATTAAAACGCTCTAAAAAATCTTTCTTCAAACGGTAAAAAATATCCGGGTGGGTGGTAGGCATAAAATTTTAGAAAGGAGGAGGTGCCTTGGGATGGCTAAATTTATTCAAGCGAGAAGTTCCAGAACCGAGTTTTGAATTTGATGAGCTGGAGCGGATCTTTGGAAATCTGCAACTAAAGAGCCTGTCGATTGACAAGGCTGCTGAATTTGTGGCCCGCATCTTTGCAAGGTCTGAGTTTAAGTTCATTGAGAATGGAAAAAAGAAGGCTACTGATTGGGATTATCTGCTAAATGTAAGACCCAACAAGAATGAATCTGCTTCTGAGTTTTGGCAAAAGGCGGTTTACCGCTTATTGACCAAGAATGAAGTACTGATTTTCTTGACGAATGATGATCAGTTATTGATTGCCGACTCATACATCCGACAGAAATATGCTGTGTTTGATGACACATTCACATCTGTGAGTTGTCAAGACTATACTTTCCAGAAACCATTCAAAATGAATGAAGTTATTTTCTTGCAATATAACAACAATCGTCTTCAAGAGTATTTTACTCAACTCTTCAATGATTATGAAAAACTACACACTCGACTGGTTGAAGCACTTGCACGAAATAATCAAATTCGTGGAGTACTCAGCACTAGAACGAATGCAAGTTTTGACGAATCAAAACGTGAAAAGATGCAACGATATGCAGACGGTCTCTTTAAATCATTTACGACAAAGACAGTAGCAATTGTCCCAGCTCAAGAAGGAATGGAATACTCAGAGCTGACAAACACTACCGGGACATCGAACCTATCCGTAGATGAGCTCAAGAAGCTCCGTAGGCAATTTGATGACGAGGTGGCCGACATCTTAGGGATTCCAACTGCGCTGATGCATGGAGACATGGCTAATCTGGAAAATAGTCAGAAGATGTTTAATAGCTATTGCTACCAGTCACTTGTGAAGAAAATGAGCGATGGTCTGAACTTTGCTTTACTAAGCAAAAATGAGTACAAAGACAATAAGCGCCTTGTCATTATTGGTGAAGGGCAAAGAGACAAATTCTCGCTTGCTCAAAGTATTGACAAGCTGATTTCTTCCGGTTCTATGCTTATCAATGAGGTCCGTGAGGAACTTGGCCTTGAAGCTGTACCGTGGGGCGACAAGCCTCTGATCACTAAGAACTATCAACTTGGTGAGGATGTAGAGAAGGGAGGTGAGAAAGAAGATGAAAGTGATTTCGATTAAAGGAACAATCGTGTCAAACGATGATGTTTGGCTTTATGATTGGCTTGATTGGGACTGTACCGCTCCTAAAAATGTAGTACTTCCGGAAACTGGTGAGGACATCGAAGTTCACATCAATTCTGGCGGTGGTGATGTGTATGCAGGTAGTGAAATCTATACTGCATTACGGGCCTACTCAGGGAAAGTAGTTGTTAAAATCGTGGGAATTGCTGCAAGCGCAGCGAGCGTTATCGCAATGGCTGGTGATGTCGTAGAAATTAGCCCTACTGCTCAAATCATGATCCACAATGTGTCATCACGAGTTGACGGAGACCACAACACTCTACTTCATGAAGCTGGAGTACTTGAAGGTTTTAATAAATCAATCGCAAATGCTTATGTCGATAAAACCGGAAAAGCATTAGATGATTTATTGGATCTGATGGACAAGACTACCTGGTTCGATGCTGAATCAGCAGTAAATCAAGGATTTGCTGACAGAATCATGTTCGCTGGAGAAATTGCTCCTACATTTGCTGCAAGCGAAACTCCAATGATCCCACATGATTTTATCGACAAGATGAAGTCAGCAATGACTCCTGATATTGATAAAATTGCTGAGCTGGTAGCTAATAAGCTAGAAGCTCGACAAATCGCACGAGAGACTTTTGAAAATAGCGAATTTGTACAGAAAAAATTCAATATTCCAGAAAGTCCAGAAAATAACACAAACGAGACTGTACCGAAAGGGTTCGGTCTTTTTGCATTTTAGAAAGGAAAAATACTAATGACAATGCAATTATCAAACAAATTCAATGAAATTCGTCAGAACTTTTTGAACGCTGTATCAAATGGTGCACCTCAAGAAGAACAAGCGAAACTCTACAATGAAATGATCGAGTCGATGACTAACGAAATGATGGAACAAGCTCGTCATGCTGCTCACGAGGAAGTTTCAGCGATGAACCCTTATGATGCTAAATTGACTGCTGAAGCTCGTGAATTCTTCAACGACATCGACAAAACTGCTCCTGTAGGAGTAGAAAAACTCTTCCCACAAGAAACTATTGACCGTATCTTTGACGATATGGTTAAATCTCGCCCTCTCTTGCAACACATCGGCTTGCGCAATGCTGGCATCCGCCTTAAATTCCTCAAATCGACTCAAACTGGTACAGCTCTTTGGGGCAAGATCAATGGTGAAATTCAAGGCCAACTGAAACAAGCCTTCAACGAAGAAGAAGCGATCCAAAACAAATTGACTGCATTTGTAGTCATTCCTAAAGACTCTGAAAAATTCGGTCCAGCTTGGTTGCAATCATTCGTATCCGCTCAAATCACAGAAGCGTTCGCTGCTGCTTTGGAAGCTGCCTTCTTGAACGGTGACGGAGACGGCAAGCCTATCGGTCTTTCTCGTACCCTCACTGGAACTGCGGCTGGCAATAAAACAACTTTTGCAGAAAAAGAGGCCCAAACTACGAACCTTACATTTGCTGACTCTGCGACAGTTGTCAAAGAATTGACTGTGGTGTACAAACATCACTCTGTTAAGTCTGACGGCAACCCAGTGGCAGTCGAAGGAAATGTCGTGATGGTAGTCAACCCAGCGGATGCATGGGATGTTAAGAAACAATACACTTCCTTGAACGCTCAAGGAACGTATGTAACTGCAATGCCGTACAACTTGATCTTGGTTGAGTCAGTTGCTCAAACTGCCGGCAAAGTGACTACATTTGTCAAAGGTCGCTACGATGCATTTGTAGGTGGCGGAATCGAGTTTGGTCGCTTCACTGAGACTTACGCTCTCGAAGATTTGAACCTCTACACTGCTAAGCAATTTGCTTACGGTAAGGCTCACGATGAAAAGACTGCTGCTGTCTGGGTATTGAAAATTAAATAATAGGTGGTGACACCGAATGGAAGAAACAAAACAATTTCATCCGCTTCTAGGGACATTCAAGGAGCGGATTAAAATCTTTCATGATGCCGAAGACGGTAATCTTTCAAGGATGCTAGTTTCATCCGAGAAAGCAATTCTCGACTTAACAGGAGCTTTTGATTTGTCAGATTCTCGCACTGAAGAGCTCGTTTTAGAGCGTGCAAGATATCTGTACAATGATCAGGTCGAGTTTTTCTTTGCAAACTTTCAAGGAGAACTCCTTGAGTTGTCACTTCAAAACCATCCAATAGGAGGAAAAGAGTGCTAGAAACAATCCAAGATTTCTTTGACTTAAAAGAAAATGTTGTCCGACACGTTGGAGACATTTTTGAAGTTGATGATGATCGAAAAAACGAATTGATGAAGAAATTACCTGATTTTGTTAAAGAATACGATTTAGTAGCTTCGGAAAATCTAAACGAAGATGTAGTTGTGGAAGATGAATAAGCCTGAGTTTAAATACAAGAAACCAGAAACCAATACAAGTGAATTAAGAACTCCAGTAGAGTTTTATAACTCAAAAGTACTTGAAGGATTAGATGGCAGGGATGTGAGTTTTGAGAAAGTATTTTATACATTCGCAAAAATCTACTCACCTAGTTTAAAGGATATCGAAATTTCAACAGGTAAATCAATGACTGCAAAGATGACCTTAAAAATTAGAGATCCTTTAACAAGCTATCAACCTGATAATAAGCATTTTGTACAAGTGATTGATCACCGATTAGAAAATAAAAAATGGCAGATCATTGACGTTCGTCCCGATTATGACAACCGTGATTATTTAATTGTTGTTATTGGTGGATCAAATGACTAGTGGTGCTACATTAAGAGGTTTCGATGAAGTCATCCGGAATTTAGAAGCAAAGCTTGGCGATGCAAAAGTGAGAAGGTCTGCGAATAGAGCTTTAAAAGGCGCAGCAACTGAAACACTTGAAGACTTTAAAGTCGCCCTACAAGTTTTTAAAGATACCGGAGAAACAATCGAAAGCGCAACAGTCGGAAATGTAACGGGTGCTTTTGAAGGAGTGCCAATGGTTAAGCTTGGTTTTGGCGCTGGATCACGTTGGCGGTTGGAGCATTTGAACGAATTTGGATATGCCAAAAAGGCCCATCCAAGAGGATTCGGTGTTATCCGAAGATTTTCGGAAGCCAACAAAGAAAAATTTAAATATAGGTTAGCAACTAAATTGAAAGGAGAAGGGCTTGGATGATTAAAGACAAGATATCAGAAATATATGATGCTCTGATGAGCGATGAGGAACTTTCTAAGATCACTATCAAATCATTTGAGCGCCCTGAAACCTTACCGACAGATCAGACGAGTATTGTTATTATCCCACTAGGACCACCTATCCAAAGTGACCAGGGAAGTAATACAAGCTTTTCGAAAACATTTCTTTATCAAATCAACGTTGAATCGACCAACCGAATTGAATGCAAAAAATTGCAAGGGTTAGTCGAAAAGGTGATGGAATCGCAAGGATTCTACCAAATTGCTGGGGGTCTAGATGAATGGATCCCTGAAATCAAACGCTATGCAGATGCCAGAACTTACAAAGGGAAGAGCAAGCTGTATGACGATTATTAGAAAGGAAATTTAATATGACACAACAAAAACAAGGAACTGCTACAGTTGGTTTTAAAAGCCTTACAGTTCGAATTTTGGATGGGAATCAAACCCCAACAGAGGGAGAAAACCTCTTTATCATCCAAGGTAAAAAAGGAGAAGGTGCGACTCAAACCGCAAAAATCTCTGGTCTTGCCGTTGACCCTACAAAAACATTTGGAAGCAATATCGCCTACCATGTGAATAACCGTGGAGTCGGAGATGTCAAGGTAGACCTTGGTCTCTTGGACATTCCAGTAGCGCTTTACGTTAAAGCTCTCGGCTACGAAAACGATGATGACATCCTTGACTTTGGAGCTGACACAGTTTCAAAAGATGTCGCTATCTTGCTCGAATCAAACACTGCAGATGGTGGTGGAGCTTACTATGGATTCTACAAAGGAAATCTGTCAATGGATGCAATCGATCTTAACACGATCAAAGATAAAGCTGATGAGCTTGCTACTACAGATGTATCATTTGCAGCAGGCGCAAGCACTGATGAGCAAACTAAGAACAAGTACGGTACAATGTACTTTGGTAGCGATGAAACAAAAATCAAGAAATTGAAAGCAAAACTTGGTATGGCAGTCGCAGGATAATAATTGGGGCATTTAGCCCCTTTATTTATCTTTATATCGTTGTAAACCTTTACAATTATTGATATAATAAGTTGTGGAGGTTTTCGCTATGAAAAATAAGAAAAATACAGTTTTAATAACATTAACAATTATGATTACTCTGGTTTCAATTGTACTTGCTATAATGCTCGTAAATTCCAACAATGATGTTAATAAAATTGAATTTTTAAATAAAATTTGGACAAGATGAAACAAGCACCATTCGGTGCTTTTTTAATTATAGAAAGGCAAACAATGTCAAAAATTACATTTACCATGAAGAATGATGCTGGAGAAGATGTACTTTACTCTAGTAAAGAAATTACTACTCGTGATTATCGTGATTACCTTGTATTAAACGACTCACTCACATCAGATAAGACAGAAGTTGAAAAATTGGATCAACAATTAGGCTTCATTGCGTCACTATTTGAAAATGTGACAGTAGAGCAATTACTAGAACATACTGATTTTGCAAAAATCATTGAAGTGTTCACAGAAATTTATGCTCATCTTGTGGGTGATGTGGACCCAAAGGGGAAAAAATAGATCCTAAAAATGCATTAAAACGTTTCTACAAATTCGTTAAGGAAGTTGCTGATGGACCATATAACATGAATGTCCATGATGTGATGGAATTAAGCTGGGAAGATCTGATCGGAATTATTGATCTTGATAAAGATCAAACCGAAAATGCGTCTTTAGATCTAGCTGACATTTTTGGAGAAATGGAAGCATAAAGCCTCTTTAGGCTTTTTTTGTTTGTAAAAGGAGGAAAAATGGCAGGTGGAACGCCACTAGGACAAATGTATATCGAACTAGGGCTGGACGTGTCAAAGTTCAATCCTAGCTTAACAAGTGCAAAGAACGCTGTGAAGTATTTTCAAAATAATGTCAAGGCGCTCGATAGCACATTGAAAAACAATAGTAAGAGTACTGAACTCCTCAAAGCAAAATACAAATCTTTAGGACAGGCCATTGAAGCACAAAAGAAAGTACTCGATCAAATGAAGCAGAACTTCGACAAGCTCGATCCCGGATCTGCTAAATTTGACAAAGCTGCTGCTGATATTGAGCGAGAAAATGCAAAATTATCAGCAATGGAAGGACAACTCTACAAAGTAGAGCAAGCCTTGAAAGCTGTTGGACGTGAAAATAGCTTTTCAGGTAAAATGGAAGCCCTTGGGAAGAATTTGGTTAAAAGTGGAGACAATATCCAAAAATTTGGAAAAAATGTCTCTGACTTTGGAGGGACACTAACCAAAGGAGTAACAGCTCCATTGATTGCAAGTGCTGGATTTGCCTTAAAAGCTGCAATCGACTATGAAACTGCATTTGCAGGAGTCAAAAAGACTGTAGATGGAACACCGCAACAGTTCGATAAACTATCTGCTAGTATTCGTGAGATGGCAAAAGAAATGCCATCAAGTGCAGTTGAAATTGCAAACGTTGCGGAAGCAGCTGGACAATTAGGGGTACCAATTGGAGCAATCAAGGACTTTTCTAAGACCATGATCAATCTTGGTGTCTCTACAAACTTAAGTTCTGAAGAAGCAGCATCATCAATTGCTAAAATCGGGAATATCATGCAAGTTTCTGGGAAAGATCTGGGTACCTGGTCTGCGCATTTTGGATCAGCAGTAGTAGATCTTGGCAACCATTTTGCCACAACAGAGCGTGATATTGTCGAAATGACCAACCGTTTGGCAGCAGGCGGTAAGCTAGCTGGTTTGACTACACCAGAAATTCTTGGTCTTGCGACTGCGATGAGTAGTGTAGGTATCGAAGCAGAAGCAGGGGGAACTGCGATGAACCAGACCCTTACTGGTATCGGTAAGGCAGTAGCTGGTGTTGGTAAAGGTGCGAAAGAGAAATTAGAAGTGATCGCACAAACTGCAGGAATGACGGCAGAGCAATTCTCTACAGCTTGGAAACAAAAACCAGCAGATGCATTGCAAGCCTTTATTAAAGGTCTACAACGTGCACACGATGAAGGCAAGAATATGGACGGTATTCTTGATGAACTTGAAATGACAGGTATTCGTCAAGGTAATATGCTGAAATCTCTTGCATCTGCATCGGATAAGATGGGAGACGCTGTCCGTAGGTCAAATAGTGCGTGGAAAGAAAATACAGCTCTCACAAACGAAGCTAAGAAACGTTACGAGACAACAGAATCCCAGTTGAAGATCTTTAAGAACCAGGTGACTGATCTGGCAATTGAATTTGGTGGTCCATTGTTAAAAGCTATGAATTCAGGTTTGCAGGCTGTGAAACCATGGATTTCAAAACTGGCTGACATGGCCAAGGCTTTTAGTGAAATGAGCGAGTCTCAACAGCAAAATATCATTAAATGGGGATTGCTTGCAGCAGGCGCAGGTCCAGCCTTATCAATCCTTGACAAAGGTATCGGAGTTATCGGAGGAATCACTAAAGGTATCGGCTTCCTCACTCAAGGTATTGGTAAAGTCGGTGGTGGGCTTTCTGTATTAGGCAAGACATTCCAACTATTTAAACAAGGTAGCAGTCTTTCTTCTGCATTTAAAACTGCAACAACCGGAATCACTGCAACTAGCACTGCTGCAGAAGGTGCAGTAGCTTCTACTGGTCTATTAGCAAAAGGGATCGCACTGCTTGGGAACTCTGTCACCTGGGGAGTCCTAATAGGCGGTGTTGCTGTTGGTGTGATTGCTACAGTAGCAAAAGAAATGGCAGACGCAAACGAACGCACTCAAACGTGGGGTACAAGCGTAAGCAAGCTACAAGACCAAGAATTATCACGGTTAAAATCCAAAGTCGATGAAGTGCATCAAGCTACCGTAGGCTTTGGGCAAGGTGGCGCACAAGCGGTTGAAAATGTACGTAAGAGTGTGCAAGGGCTTGCCGATGATATCCAGAAAGCGATTGACAAAGACCTTGAGAAAACTCTTAAAGGGCTTGAAAAGGTTGGTGCGAATGAAACAATCCAAAAACGTGCTGTAGCGCAAGCAGAACAGCAAAAGAAAAATATCCAGTCGATGACAGATGAGATTGTACAGATTTATCAAAATGCATCTGACCAACACAGAAAGATTACTCGCGAAGAACAAGCGATTATTTCTGACTACGAAAATCAATTTATTGATAAGCAATTGTCATTGCAGAAGTATTCTGCCGATGAACGTACCGCAATTGTGAAAGCCATGAATGGCCAGATCAGTGATCTGAATGAAACGCAGTTACGTAAAGGTACAGGAGTCGTAGCTAAATGGCTCAAAGAGGAACAGAAACTCTACGATGAGCAAGTGACTGCATTGAAAGATGCTCACGAAAAGGGAATTTATAGCCAGTCCGAATACAATAAGGAAATGGAAAAATTAAATGCCCAACACAAGACCAAAATGGAAGCCTATGGCCGTGAGTATGCAGAACTTCAAAAAGAGTGGAGTAAGAAAGTACCTCTTAACTTCGGTAACGATGAACAACGTAAGATGTACTTTGACCAGATGCGCAAGGATTGGGCAGAGCTTGGACTTGATTATGACAAGATGATGGCCAAGGCAGACCAATTTGCTGACATCGTAGGTCGTTCATCTGGTATGGTCGCTAAAAGCGTACAAAATATGTCGCAGGAGACCAAAGATGCTAACAACCTATGGAATGGATTGGTATTTGATCCTAAGACTGGGCAAGTCAAAACCAATGCACAAGAGGAAGTAACTAAAGCACTCCAAGCCGAAAATGGCTGGGAGAATATGCAGTTTATCCTCAAGCACGCAAACCTTGAGACTAACGCTAAGATGACGATCGGACAAGCGCTGGTTGAGGTTGGTAAGTGGGATAGTTTAACCCCACAAGAAAAAGAACTTGTGGTCGGCAACAATCAAGGTATGCAAGCCATCCTTGATAATAAAACATTGTTAGAACAATACAATGCCATGCCGGCAGAAGTTAAAGAACTCCTAATGAAGAATACCGACTTTCTATCATCTGGCGAACGTGCGACTGCGATCATTGAACGTTGGAATACACTCACACCAGAGCAGAAAGAGTTAATCTTAAAAGATGCTGCGAGTGATAAGGCTGAACGTGTCAGACTAGCAGTTGACTCATTAACGGGTATGGCTCACGTAGTAAATTTAGATGCAGAAGATAAGACCAAGAGTGCTATTGCTAGTGCGGTGTCTGGTATTTTAACACTACCTACCGACCACAAGACTGATCTGATCGCAACACCAGACGGTGTGACACTTGGAACTAACCAAGCAATGGGCGCTTTAGGATTGTATAACGGATTTGCTGTACCTATGAAACAAATCACTGCTGATCCAAATAATGCAACTAATGCAGCTGGCCAAGCAATTGCCAAACAGCTAGAGTGGAATAGTACACCTAGTCCAGTTAAACCGCAGTTGGGTGATCCAACTGGTGCGATAACTGCTGCACGGCAAGCTATTGAAAATCAAAACGCTTGGAATAGCACTCCAAGTCCTATCAAGGGCATCAATGCACAAGATAATACTGCAGGCCCTGTTTGGAGCGCTCAATCAAATATCAATAGCGTTCAAGGTAAGACAGTATACATTGATGTCGTAAGGCGGATGATTGGTGGAGCAGCAGCCGCGATTGGTTTTAAAGATGGTACAGACTACCACGAAGGTGGACTTGCAATGGTCAATGACCAGCGGAATGCGGTCTATAAAGAAATGGTAACTTTACCAGATGGAAGCTCGTTTATACCAGATGGACGGGATGTTGTCCTCAACCTGCCTCGTGGATCAAAAGTATTGCGAGCTGATAGAACTAAGCGACTGATGAAAAATCTTGGCTTCCCAAGATATGCAACAGGGGTCGGAATTCCGGAAGATGCCAAATTTTTGCGAGAAATGAAAAATGCAAGCCAGCAATTTTTATTTAAAGAAACATCCACAGGAAACAGCTACACTGGTGAAAATATCGTTGATGAGATCGCAATTCTGAGAGCAAGTTTAGAAAAGATCCTTACTGCTATCCTTGAAAAACCGTCAGAAACCTATCTGGACGGTGATGTTTTAGCACAAAACAGCTATCAAAGATATTCTAAAATCATGGCTAGGGAGGGAATCTAATGTTTAACATGATTATAAATGGATTTGACACTGGATCAATCCCAAACTGCTATGTGACGGATTTCGGAGAAGACCAGACGGCCACACCAAGGGTCGAATCAAATACAATTTACGGAGCTAACGGAGATTACAATCTTTATGATGGAGCTTATGACGGGTACGATAAGACAGTAAGTCTATACGTTGTCAAAACAAGCGAAATCGAAATGATTGTCAATCAATTCAAACCAGAGGAAAATAAAATAGAGTTTAGTCATCGACCAGGCTCTATTTTTTATGCCGATTTTCAAAGCGCATCATTTAAGCAAAATGGTTTGCATGCGTGGACTTTAGAAATCAAGTTAAAGATGCATCCATTCCGCTACTTAAATAATGATGCCGTAGTCACTTTGACAGGTAACGGCACAGTAAACAATCCAGGAACGGTATATTCTGAACCAGTTATCACAATTGAAGGCAATGGAGATGTATCTCTCACTATCGGGAAGCAAACCATGCAACTCACGATTGATACAAAAGCAACAATTGACTGCCGTCATAAAAAACAAAATGTCTATGACAAAAATGGAAATCTGAAAAATACATTGAGAAAAAGAGGTGGTTTCTTCGAAATTGCTCCAGGAATGTCTGGTATTGCGGTTTCAGGTACCGTCTCAAAAGTCACAATAAAAGGAAATTGGAGGTATAAAGTATGATCTATCTGCAAGAGGGTAACTTCCCTCTTAATGAAGCATTTAGCTCTGAAATTGTCCAGGAAGCTAACAGCACCTATCAACTTACCTTTAAATTTCCAACCTCAGACCCCAAATGGGCATTGTTAACCCCAGAAACAGAATTAGTTGCTGATGACTTGCACGGAGAACAGTACTTTAGTATCTTCGAAGTCGAAAAGCAACACGGATATGTCACTGTATATGCCAATCAAGTAGCAACATTACTTAATGGATATTCCATCAACAAGATCAATGTCGATCGAGTGAATGGAGCAACTGTGATGAATGCGCTTGTTGCTGGATTCAAACGGGAGACACCATTCACCTTTTTTTCTGACGTGATGTCGAAACACACCCTCAATCTTAAAGATATCTCAGCGATGGAAGCATTGGCCAAAGACAAGCACTCCATCGTTGGGCAATGGGGTGGAGATCTCGTCCGTGATAAGTACAGTGTCCGATTGCTAGAAAATGGTGGAATCGAAAACGAATCATTGTTTGCCTACAAGAAAAACATGAAGTCGTTTCAGGAATCAAAATCCACTAAAGAGTTGAGAACACGGATCCATTTTAAAAAGGTCATCGAAGCGCATGAGGAAGGAAAGAAAGATCAGATCCTAACCGTGACCATTGATAGCCAACTGATTAATAAATACAAGCATATCTACGAAGCAGATATGGAAGTACAAGATCAGGATGTAGTGGATCAAAAAACACTTGAGGAATACGGCAAGCGCTATTTCCGTGAAACTCTGTGTGACATGATCGAAGAAAGCCTTGAGATTGATGTTGTAGGCCAAGCAGATCAACCAGTACACATGTTTGATATCGTGAGTCTCTTCCACGAGGGCTACGATGTCGATCTGCGAAAAAAGATCACGAAATACAAATTTAATCCAATGAGCATCAAGCTTGTCAGCATCGGATTTGGCGAAGTAGCAAGAACTTTAGCGGACTCTATTTCGGGAATGGTCAATGATTCCGTTGATAAGAAAATGAAGTCTTATGATGCAGAATACGAAGCGAAAGTGCAGAAGCTTGTAGATAATGCTAATGCTGAGTATGACAAGCAAGCAAAAGAACTGGAACATAAAATCACAGATGGCATTGAACAAGCAAAAGCACAAGCTGAAGTAGTCAAGCAGGAAATTTCGGCTCAAGTAACCGACAAAATCAATGCAGCAAACCAGGCCAACAAAAATGAAATTGTGGAAGAGTTTAAAGCCCAATACAATGGCATTGAAGTCAAGATGCAAGGATTGAAAGCTACAACTGATCAATTAAAGACCAGTGATGCCGATATCCAGAAGCTGATCAACGATTTCAAAGATCAGACACAAAGCCAATTTGTTGGGATCCAAGGCGCACAGTCCAGATTTGAGCAGACGACTGAGAAAGCCATCTCTGACCTGACCAATGTCACCAATGGCAAAGCAGATCGCTCTTATGTCGAACAGACAGTGGCAGGAGTCAAAGAAGAGTTTACTACAATTGGAGTCGGCGGTGGTCCCAACATGCTCCGAAATTCCAGAGCAGATGAGGGGCTGAAATACTGGACCGAACCTAATAACAAATTAGCATTCACATCCCACA